CCTTCATGCTGGCGTCCATCGTGGCCGTATTCATGTACCTGTCCGAGTGGGCCGATGAGGCTCCCGGAACTTTCGCCGGTATATGTTTCGTCATCTCCATTGTCGGTTTTCTGTTTCACTTCGGGGTTTTGAAATGGCCCTGGTAACAATTCGCGGAGGACTCATGAAACGTATTGTTCATGTGATCGCCATCGCACTGCCGTTCTTTTATTTCACCTACATCACTCAACCGGGGCACGTTACGAAACTCCATTTTTCGCTCGCCTATCCGACTTTCGGCCTCTGTGAAGAAGCCGCCGCACAAAAACAACAGCAATTAGACCCGAGCCCTATTGATCCTCCGGACACCAATGTTGGCGCTTGCAAAAACTCCGATTCTCTCGATCCTCAACCAACGCCAACTCCTATTTCTCCGTACTAGCTATGGGCTATCGGTAGTCATCTCTAGCCCGTAGTTCATATCGTCTGGTTGGTCAGGCCCAGTCGCACACCCCACGCCAGCGGTGCTCTGGCTTAACTGCAACCCGGTACTACCGGTGGCAAATGGGATATTCAAACTGTTAATTTCATAATAACTGCCACCATTGGTAAGAGTGATAATGGTGCTGGCTTCGGCAACGCCATTTACCGTTAGCTCATAGGCGGGGAGTGTAGAGCATCCGCTAGCGGCCACTCCTAACGTAATCCATACCTTGACGATGTGCTTGTTGACGGTTGTTTTGTATAGATTCGTCGTTGGCGTGGCACCAGTAGTGGGGCTTAGGACAAAAAAGAACGTAGTGGTAGAATTGGACGCAGGAGTCGCCCAACTCAGATTGGCCGAGCCGTCATTTTTGAGATATTGACCGGCCGTCGCATTGGTAGTTGGCAAGACTAAGGCCGTTGGCGTGCCCGCCACTGCCGCTGCTGCAATTCCGGCCGATCCGCTCGTGGCACCCTTGAGCGTGAGCGTCCCTCCCGTACCGCCGTTGGTGCCCGCAGTAAGTGTCCCGCTGTCGATGAAGTTGCCGCCGTTAACAGTGAGACCCCCGCCGCTCAACGTCCATGTGCTTCCAGTGGTGACGCCGAAATCGAGCGCCTGAGAACCGTTGCTCCCTATCCAGAGTTTGCCGGTTGTCGCGGTCCGGTTGGCCGCCATGTCGCCCGTCGCTTCGCCCGTCGCGAATGTTCCCGAATTAATCCCGCCCGTCGGCACAGTTAGACCGCCACCCAGCAGCGTGAAATTGCTCGCGTTCGTAATGCCGAAGTCGAGGTCTTGGCTGCCGTTGCTTCCAAGCCACAGCATCCCCGTTCCCGCTGCTCGTGCCGCGCTTAAATCCCCAGTGGCTATGCCCGTCGCTACAGTTCCCGCACTCAGCGCCCCCGCGAACTGTCCATCCCCCGTCGTGTTCCGCGTCGGCACGGTATAAACCGAGGTCGTATTACTCTCGTCGAGCGTCGGGCTGGTCTTGACCGCCAAGCCGCCGGTGATCGATTGCGCCCCCGTGATGGTGTTCGCCGTATTGCGCAGAATGTCGCAGTTGACCGCGTTCGTCGGCAGCGTCCACGCCACCGAATCATAGTTCGTCCCGCTCAAAGTCGCGTTGGCGTTGGTGATGCTGCCGCTGGCTGAGCCAAGCGTCGTCCCGCCATTCGAGTCGTGGCAGACGACGAAGTAGTAGTAGGTCGTCGCGCCCGTCGTCCCAACCGCCGTAATCGTCGGCGCACTCGGCGTCGCGATCTGACTCACCGTCAATAAGCCGGTGAAATTCTCGCCGGCCGTGCCCGACTGATTGAACGTCCCGGTCACTGTCAGGTTGGCGATCGTCGCGTTACAGCCCCATGCCAGCGCATCGTTGCCGGTCGTCGGACACGCCAGATTCGTGATCTTCTGGCTGTTCATCGAAAGCGAGCCGGTCGGCGGCTGATTCGATGCCAGCACGTTCAATGGGTCAGTCGTGATCCCCTGGTTCAACTGGTCGAAGGTGGCCGACGAAAGAAACGGCACAATCGCTGTGTAGCTCGGGAAAGTCGTCCCGGCCTCACTCACCGTCACTTGCACCGCCAAGCCTTGCGGCAGCGTGATACTCGACAACACGCCCGCTCCATTGGTCTTGGTCGAGACCAACAGCGGCTGATAGGTGACACCGGAGATAACCTGTGTCTCTAACGAATTGAACATCACCGTGCAGTTGTTGCAGGTGGTCCCGTCGATATTGGTAACGGTGCCGGTGATCGCGGAGTTGACCGCCCACGCCGGCGCCGTCCACATGAAGAAAAGCATGATGAATGCAAAGAGCCGTTTCACGAGGTCACACCTACCCATTTCGCGACCGCCGGATGATACGCCAGCAAGATTCCATGCCCCGCCACGACCGTTGCCGCCGGCGTGATATTCCCTGCCGTATTCACGGCGAAGCCATCCTTCGCATAGAGCATCAGCGGCCCCGCGAAGCCCGTCGGCGCGTTGATCGTCGCTACCGTGACCATCCCGGTCACCTGATGAATGAAGTTGGTCGGCGAAATCGTCGCCGCGCTCGCGATATCCGTCCCGTAGCTGTAGAGAGCCGAATTCAACGACGGCAGCAAGGTCAACTGGAAATAGTTGATCATGTACTGGTTAAGATTCGGCAGAAATCGCATCACCGCATCGCGCAACTGTTGGAAGCTGCGCACGCCGGTTATATCGATCGACGGCGGCGTAAAATTCGCAATAGCCATCAGCGAATCCCCCCAACCCTGTAGTCATAGGAGAACGCGCAGACTTCCGGCCCCACGTCCGCGTTCGTGGTCAAGGTTTCCTCGGTGCCTACCGTGGTCAGTTCCCACTGATGCCAGCGGTTGTACGCGCGGTAATAGAACCATCCGTCATTGCCAAGCACACCCGCAGGCCCGACAATATTCGTGCCGCCGACATGGTTGGTATTGAAGGTCGCGAGACTGGATGACTTCGGCGAGATGTTGTAGCGCGGACGCACCCGCATCACCTGCCCCAACAACGCCTCGTCCCCGTAGTAGCCGGTCTTGAGCCGCATGATTCCCGGCGTGCCGCTGTAGCTCTGGAGAATGTTATTGGTATCGAAGTAATAGCCCGCGATCAGCCCCGGTTGCGTGTTCGGACTCGGCACGCTCGGCGTATTTAGATAGCCGGTGCCCCATCGCTGCGCTCGCCGCGAATAATTCACATAGCGATCCGGCACGCCTGCGCTCGGAGTCGCCTTCGAGACAAAGAACCACCAGATGACGCCGTGATAGGGATCGTAACGGCCCAGCGCATTCGCCAATTGAGTCGGATCGGCTACGTCAAAGAACCATTCCTTGAGATTGTTCGGAATCGCCTGCGGCGTGTAACCGCCGGAAAAGTAGAAATCGTCAGTCCCGATCCACGCCACGCCATCCGGCAGCGGCACTACGCTTTCCTGCCCCCACGCTCCCGTGAAGTCCGACACTAATTGGTTGCCCCAGACCGCTTGGCCGCCGACGTACTGAAAAAGCCAGGTGGCCGTGTTCTTGAATACGAGAGCGTTGCGATAGATGGGGGCCGCCGCGACGACGTTTCCGGGATAGTCATACAAAGTCCCCGACCCGGCTTGAGTCTGGATATCCGGCGTCCAGTTGTTATCCGTCCCGAGCGCGCTTGCGTACCAGTTCGCGCCTGCGAACATCAGCACCTGCCCATTGATTGCGACGACGCACGTTGCGCCCACCGGCGGACTGCCGCCTAGCGCCGCAAAGGTGCCTGTCGTCCCGGTCGCTACTTGCGGCGTTATGCCCGCGCCACCGACAGCGATCATGTCGTCGTTGAACTGCGCAAAGCGCCAGCGTCCGGCACCGAATGGCGTCGTCCCCATCGAATCGGCCTGCACCCAAATCGAGCCGAAGGGGCGATACAGATGATTCGCGCCGCCCGCCCAGAATTGAGTAGCTCCTGTGCTGTAATAGCCGATCGTCGATCCGGTCGGCGTTTCCGGCAATGCGCCGGCTACATACGGAGCCGCTGCGTTCAGCGCCTGAAAGCCCTTGAGCGTAGGAATCGCCTGATCCATGTCGAGCAGGATGCCTTGCCCTTGCGATGGCATGGTCGGGTCGAGGTCTGGCGCAAAATCTGCCAGTTCAACCGTCTGCGATTGGCCTTGCTGATAAAGCGGCATGTCACCACGGAGAGGCAGGAATGCCCGCGCCTCCCGAATTGTCCATTTGGATGCCCTGACTCCGCAGCGCATTCAATTCTTCCGTGGCTGCGCTCATGCTGACCTGCGCCGATTGCGGGTCTTTCAAGACCTCGCGCTCGATCGACGCCTGCGCGTACTTCCTGATCAGCCGCTCCGCCGTGGTTGTCCAGAAATTATAGTCGGTAGTCAGAGTCACCAGTTGCGGTGCGCTCCGATACGACAAGGTGATCGGGTAGAAGGAGTTCGGATACGGCCAAAGGTAAATCTGCTGCTGAAACCACGCCCACATGGTTGGATAGGACTCTGGTGGCGTAGGCCGAATCACATCATAAGCCCGCAAGTCCTGATACGAGATCATCGTCATCTGCTTGCGGATATTGAGCGACCACGTAACCTCGACGATCGACGGCGATACATAGTCAATCGGCGGCACGTACTGGTTGACGTTGTACACCGTCGCCAATTGGGTATAGATGCCGGTCTGGAACACGCCGATGTTCGCCCAGATGATCCCCGTTGGCGCTCCGCCGTTATCGTTGACCGTGCCCGCCGTGCCGCTCGCGGGCGGCGGAGTCGCAGGACTCGCCGGCACCGTGAATATGGTGCTAGGCCACGTCGGCTGTGTAGCGGGGTCGGACAACCCACTATTCAGCGCGCAGAACACATAGGTCACGCCGCCAGTCACGCCCGTAATCGTAGAACCTTGCGGGTAGTTCGTGGCCGCCGCCCAGCTAGGGATCGCGGTGTTGTCGGTCTCGTTGAAAAAGAAAGGACGCCGCTGGAAATACCGCATGGCGTCCTGGAGATATACGATTGCTATGTTCTGAAGGTCAGGCCGATTCAGATCGTCCAGCAATCTTCCGATTTGCTGCCCGAAGGTTCGGGTATCTTTCTGAGCTGCGGTGTATCCTTCTCCCACATGCTCTCTCGCTCAGCGTTGCACGTAGTCCACGTAGCCAGTGATGGTGCTGGTCTGCGTCGGAGTCAGACAAAGCGCATCGCCCATCGGGACAGTAAACATCGTCGAAGCCGGCGGAACGTCGATCGTCGTCGCATTCGCGCCCGCCGTCAGGCCCCCCGTAATCACGCCGCCGATATTCGTCGTCCCCGTGGCGCAGACCGATCCCGTGCCGTAAGAGAATTGCCCGGTGTTCGCTGTCGTGGCACGGCCGGCGTCCTGGTAGTACATCCCACAGACATAGATGTTCGCGCTGGAAACACCGGCGATCAGCTGCGCCCCAGTCGCCGCACTGAAATTGATCGGAGCAACCGACATCGGATACTGTGAACACGGATCGAAAAAACTGGCCGCCGTCACATTCGGCGATTGGACATAACTCAACCAACCGCTTTGCTGGATCGTGCCGGTAGAAACGGCGCACAGCGAAGTCCCAGTCGGCGCCACTGCATAAGTGCCGGTAGTTTTCGACGCGGTGAGCACGACGTTGGTCGTCCCGCTGGCAACCGTCGAAGCGTAAAGCGGGCCGGTAAGAGCCGTGGTTCCGGTACCACAGGTCGCCCCGGTTCCGTACTCCAGCTTTAACGAACCTGTCCCATTGACCTGATTCAGCACGCCTCCGCATACATAAATCGGAGCATTCGCATTCAGAGCCACAAGCCGGGTCGTAGTCGCCGAGCTGATATTGATGCCGACGTACTGTTTCGGGAACTGCGCACACGGATCGAACGGATTGGCCTGACTCTGCGCAAACGCACGCGGAGCGACCAGCAGTGCCGAAAACGCCAAAAGCGTGAGTAGTTTGCGCATCGCCTTTCCTTACTTGCCGCCCTTCCCGCCCATCCCGGCCGGATTCGGCTCGCCCGCCGCAGGGCCACCGAAAGTATCGTGAGACGCATCGCTGTTCGGCGTCGACACCATGTCGCCGGTCTCGGAGAGATGATTCTTCATCACCTCTTCGTATCCGCCGAAATAAAGATCGTCGCCCATCGAATCGGGCTTGTTGCTATCGACATTGTTTACTTCGTTAAAAGGATTTTGGTGGATTAGCCCCGAGCCTTTTGCCATTGATCTAGCTCCTACTTCTTTCCGATTTCGGGGATGTCCTTCATTTGCCGGGCATCCCGCCGTCCGTCTTGAATTCCCCACGCCGCGTCAGTAATGTCCGCGTCCGCGTCTTTGAGATGCCCATACGCCTTCCACGGCACTTTGTAGGCTTCGACTACCGTATCGTCCGTCAGCGCCTCAGGCAGATCGTCGCCATACGGCTCGCCGTTACACTTGCCGTCATAGCCCGCCGGACGCGGCAGCAAATCCTCAAGGTCGCTGAACTTCTTCATCAGGTGCCTGCGTCGTACACCGGCGCGAATTCCACCATATAGGTGATATTCAGGGCGGTTGCTCCGCTGGTGTTGGTTGCCGAAGTGATTACCGACAACTGCAACTGCACGCCCGAAGTCCAGACCAACACCTTCGCTCCAGTTGCTCCGATTGTCCGCGAAGTCGCGGCGTACATTGCCCCAATATTCGGGGTCTGCGCCGCTGCTATTTGCGACATGGTAATCGTGCCGCCAGCCTGCGCCTGAGTGATCGCCGCGATATAGGTCGTCGGCGATGCCAGCGTATCGACCAGCTTAAGGCCGAGAGCGTTGCCGCCGTCGACCGCCGGAAACCCGATCTTGAAGTCCGAAATGAACGAGTTAGACGGGATCAGGCAGATCGGCAGAACGTCAGGAGCGCCCGATCCGAGCGTGATATTGGACGCGAGATTGATCGTGCCAATCACCTTGATCGGATAGACGCCGACTCCGCGCGGAAACCCGTCTCGGGTGATGCTTGACGAATTGTAAGTAGCCAATTCTCTTTCTCCTTAAACGATGGGGTCGATTACCCGCGCGGGAGCATCCGGCTCTCCGTCTTTCCGATGTTTCGCCAACTTCAAGAAGGTCTCGAAGTCCAGATTGATCGTCTTGCTATGCCCCACCAGGATGCGGCTGTCGCCGTACATCTTGATTCCGAGCGAATGCACGCGATCGCAAAAGCATAAATCTTCGCCGTAACGCTCGATGCTCCCGTGAAATTCGGTCAGATCATGCCCAAACCACTTCCATGGATCATCGGGACGCATCGGCAACATTTCCTCGAACACGCTTCGATGGATGAGCACCATACCCATCCCGAAGCCCTGAATTTCCTGCACGCCTTCGACGATCTCGCCCGTGGTCGCGAATTCGCCTTTCGGCGTCCGCTGCCACCACATCGGCGACGGCTCTCCAGCCAGAATTCCGAAGTACAGCGCCGACATGATCCGCGCATCGGTGTCCTCTGCCGACTGAATCAGCAGATAGGGCAACTCCGGCGCGTAAGTGTGGTCGGCGTCCATGCACAGCAGCCATTTCAGCTTGGTGTTCAGAAAATTCTTGACGATCCGGTTGCGCTGGCCAGCGATATACATCCCTTGCTGAGGGATGACCGCGCCGAGGATATTGCCGTGCGTCAGGTCGAACTCCCGAAACTTCACGTAGGAGTCCATGAAACCCTGATGCACCATCCCCGGATGCGGATAGCCGATCGCCAGCTTTTGCTTCGTCTCGCCCACCGCTTACTCCGCGTTGGTAGCTGCCGCGCCGAGAGTGTCGAGGTCGATGCCGTAAGTGTCGATACACTGCACACCAAAATCGACGGCGTTGAACTGCACTTTCACGAGACCCCAGATGGCCGAGACGCCGATACCAATCTGGCGTCCGAAGTCGCGCAACTCTTCCAGCCACCGGAACTTCTGGCTGTCGTTCTGGCTGCGCCCGAAGGCCAGCACCGCCGACTGTGCGCCGCAATGCAATGCGCGCTTGGTGTTGGCTACCGCCGTGCCCGCAACCGCGACCGCATTGGTGACGCGCGTGTTCTCGTGCATCAGCGTCTGCCGATACATGCCGAGCGCCATCCAGAAAATCGGATTGTCGCCGATATCGCCGCCCGTCATGGCCGCCTTCTGGATATCGAGCCACTGGCCCAGACTGGTGTTCTTGCGCATGTCGGTGGCTTGCGAGGAGTGCATGAAGAGCACATAGAAGTCCCGGCCGCCGACGCGCACCGCGCGAATACCGCTGGTCAACGCCTTAGCGTTGTTGACCGCTGTATCGATAAACGTGATGTCGAATGTATTGGCCGAAGTCAGATTGGCCGCGTCGGTCACGCCCGCCGGCAGAATCTGCCGAGTCGTCGCGATCGTCGCCTGCAAGCCGGTAAACCGGGTGTCGGTCTGCGGAGTGTACCCCGCAAGCTGGTTGGCTCCGCTATGGTCGGTGCGAGCCGCATACCAGTCCGACAGCCGGTTACGGCCAGTCTTGCGCCGATCGAAGAGGATGCGCTGATCGGAAATCGGGCCGACTAGCAAAATCGCGTGCGCCAGTTCGTGAATATAGAGCGTATCGCCGTAAGTGATCGGCGCCTCTTCGTTGCCGGTCAGCGTATTCAGGTCGAGTACGCCGGGGCCGCTCAGCAATTCGCTGATACCGAAGGTTACGTTGTCGCCGGCATGCTTCTGGAGGTCGTCCATAATCATGATCAGCGAGGACTCGTCCTTCGACGCGAAACGAAAGAAGAGAACATCCGCCATGTACTGCGAAAGCATCAGCTTCGCCCAACGGCTGTTCGTCAGCGGGTCGGTATGTTGGTAAACCCATTCGGCCACGGGCATGCGTCACCAGCCGAAGGCCGGTGCCTCCAGATGGTTACGCGAAACATTATGTTGGAAAGTTTTGAGCGCCATCGGCGCAACCCATCGGACAAATTAAATTGTCCCTCGGATTACGCCTGCGCTCCGCGAGGTCTATGCCGGTGGAAGCATAGCAGAGGCTCTTGCTTTAGCGCGCCCCGCAAGAGCAAGTACGTTTGCGAAACGTACTAGGGCTATCTGTTAAATATAGAACGGCGTGGTATTTGTCAACTACATGCCGCGTGGATTCGGGCGGCGTCCGTGGCCGTGATGGAATTGCTTAGCGAAACGCCCCGATGGCGGGGTAGGCTCCACCGCTTCCTTTCCCATTGTCGGCATCTTGCCCTCATGGGGCTTGTGCTCTTTCATGCCCTTCGGATGGGCTGGTTTCTTCATGTGCTCTTCAAAGCCTTTCGGCAGTTCGAGTTTTTTCATTTGCTCCCTCGTGGATTCGGTCGGCGCCCGACGTGTTCCGGCAGATGTTTCTCTTTCGTGGACGCGAACTCATGTAGCTCTTTGTGGGTCATCTTCGCCAGCCCCTTGTTCTTTGCATTGAGTTCCTCGGGATGGTGCTCGGCGATCGCCATCGCCTCGCGCTGCGCTTTCGATTTCGCCGGCATTGTCAGATTCTCCCCATCTGGTTCGGGTCGATACCTTCCGCTAACGCCATCGCGTATTGCAGGTCGGCCTTGAGCTTCGGATTCGCCATTACGCGCGAGAATTCGCCCTCACTCATGCCCGCAATCTGCGCCGGCGTATACGTCCGGTAGCTGCCCTGATTGTCGCCCGTATTGCCGGGAAGATGGCCGATACCCTGCACGCGCTGCCCAGCCGCGACCTGCTGGAGCTTCTGAGCATTGCCGTTCCCATTCTGATGGGCTTGCCCGTTGCCATTGCCGCCGCTTTGGCGCGAAGCCATGAGGTCGAGCACATCAGCAAGTTCCGCGATGAAAGGCGCAAAATTGACGCCGTGCTTGCGCGCCTCTGCGGTGATAAGCATAGATTCCTGTTGCACTCTCTCGCTCGCTTCATCGGGCGTCATTCCGAGCTTCTGCCAGAAACCGATGCGCCAGTTCGCAGCTTTCTGCGCCTTCTCGAAATAGTGCGGGTCTTGCTGGGCGTAGGACTGCGCCTGATATTGAATCCAGTTGCTATGCTCCTGCGCGACCTGGTGCTGCTGGAGATTTCCTGCCGTCTGCTGATATTGCTGCTGGAACTGGTTAAAGTTCGCTTCGATTTGCGCGAGTTTCTGGCGCGTATCGTAGAGTTCCGCGCCGGTCGGATCGATGGTCGGGTCGGGACGCTGCGCCGCCTGCTGGGCTTGCTTTGCTTGCTGGGCCGCGAACTGGTTGGCTTCGGCCAACTGCTTGGCGCGTTCATCGTAACGTGCCCATTTCTCGCGGAGTTCGTCGCGCTCTTTGGCGATACGGTCGCGTTCCTGCTGTGCCGCCGTCCGCTGCTCAACTACTTCCTTGAAGCGCGGATACGGAACGGCCTGTTCGGGCCTGCTGGCGTCCGGCTCTGCCTGCTGCTGCGCCTCTTGCGCGGGCGCACTCTCGGCGGGTGCTGCCGTCTGCGTCTCGGGGGCTGCGCTTTCCTGCTCCGCCACCTCGGCGGTCAAGTCCAGCGCCTCGCCATCGCCAAACGGATCAATCTTCGGTGCTGCCATAACGATGTTCTCCTACCAAGTTAGTCCGAGTTCGCGACCCTTCTGGATCGTCTCGGTTAATTCCTGCAAAGCTGCCGAGTCGAAAGTGACTTGGAAGCCCTCAATCTCTTTTGCCGCGTCGAGCGCATCTTCCATCGCGGCTTCCAGCGTTGCGCCCATCCCGCACGCCGCGCCGAACTCTTCTAGTTCCGCAGGCGACGATGCGTAATCCTGCCCTTCGATCACGCAATGGCCATGCAGTGTCGTTCGGTCTGGCCGCCCGATCTTCACCGCCAGCGGATGCTCCGCGCCCCACGACGATTTCATAATCAATTCCACGCCGATCTGCGCGAGATAATCAGGCTCTACGATTCGCCCGTGCGCTGTCTCCCAGAACACCTCCGCCCAATTCGCAATCATGAATCGTTGCAATGATGACGGAGGCTCAGGAAAGCGCGCGGTCAAGTCAACGAAGTAATCACCGTCCGGGGTGCATCGCACTTCGGTCGAAATCGGGCCGCGATAGCCATATTGCGCAAGTACCGGCGCAAACTTGTCGGCCACCGCTTGCAAACGCTTCGGCATCGGCTTGATATTCAGGACGAAACCGGAGTCCTTCGCCTCATAACCATACGCGATAGTCTCGGGATACATCCCATCTGCCGTATAGGTGTCGAAACCAATCTCGACGCACGGATCGCCAGCTATCGGCTTTTCGATGATGAAATCGGTCAGCGCGCCGTATGGCCCTGCCCGTAGCGAAACATCGTCCAGCCAATACTTCGTCGCGAAGGGTGATGTGTGGTGATAAGTCTCAGCAAGCCCCCGCCAATAGGAGACTTTGATATAACACTCATCATCGGAGCCGAGCAGCATTTCGCGAAGATTGTCGATTCCCCGAACCGGCATATACTCGGCGACTCCGATACCTTGTTTTTTGCACACGGACTTGAGAAGTCCACGATCCTGCTCCAATCTTCCCGCCGCACCCGAACCGAACACCGGCATCCCTTGCGCGCGCAGGTATTCTTGCAGCGAGTTATTGCCGACATCGGTAAACACGACCAGATCGGCGGTTTCGAGGTCGTCCCAAAAGTCCATCGATCGCTCTATCCCGTCCACGCCTAGGCCGGGTGAGCCTTCAATCGGGAGCGGGAAAGCCCGCTCCCACGGAACGTAATAGAGCACCCGCGCAAAATCACTGACAACAGCTTCCCCCATGTGCGTGTAACTGCCAGACGAGTCCCATATGAGGACCGTTTTCCGACTTAAATCGACAGACATCGCGCGTTTGCTCGTTTTCGGGACGCCATGCAAGCCTTGCAGTGCCGACTAGGATACCGTCCTCGGGATAAGTGACGATATGTATTTTCGGGCGTATATTCATGGCCTTTCGGGCAGTGAGTCTTTGAGCGTTCGGCGTGCGCAATCACGGCTCCAATGCCTTTGCCGCGTCGAACATTCTCTAAATGTGTCACTGGCTCTAAGTGCCAAGGATTAACGCAGTGGCGCACTCGGCATAAATGATCCAGCTCCATCCCGACGGGGATGGAGCCGATAAATGTTTCGTAACTGAGGCGATGCGCGCTCTTCATCTTACAGCGCAGACCGAAATACCCATAGCCCTGGGGTTTGTAAATTGTCCCATCCCACAGCCAGCAGCGGTCGCTACCTGCGTCAAACTTCGACAGGAACCGCGCAATATCTTGCGCGTCCCAGATCAGCACGGTCTTTTTCGAGAGGTCGGTCATCGCCTCACGGGATGCGGTTCGCGATCCTGCTTGCGCTTGCCGCCATACATCCAGCCGCACATCCCGCAGGTCTCGCCCTTGATCGCGGTCACCGGACGGCACTCATCCTCGGCGTACTGATATTCCGGCGGGGATGGCGGCAGCTTTGCCAACGCCGCCGCGTAGTCGTCCACCAGCTTTGAATACTTCGCCTGCAATTCCGTATGCTCGGCGTGTAGTTCGTCGTAGGCACTTTTGAAATGGTCGAGCTGAGTCTGCAAATCGGCCAGCGGCGAATCGTAA